GGACGCTGTGAGTTTACTTCGCACGGTTAGTCCAGGAAGGTCACGCAGAGGAGGCAGGGGAGCCTCCAAAGCACGACCAGACAAACCGGTAACGGTAAGTCGTGACAAGTTAGGAGGAATCCTAGACTTGGCACTGGTCAGCGTCGTTGGGAGCCGGAAGGCCACCCAAGACGCCGGATACGTAGCGTGGCGTGATTGCCGCGTTCGTATATATGAGCGTGAAGGAGACGGATATCTCCTCACGTTCAAGAGGCTGTTAGGACAGATTGTCCGAAGCAGTCTCGATGGTTCGGGGCCTTGTAAGGGGCTCCGAGGCCATGTACTCCCTCCTTCGATCATTGATCTAAGGGGAGTAAAGCTCTTGCAATACTGTAAAGTAGCGCGAGCGCTTCCGCGGCCTTCTAAGCTTACGCAAAAGAAGGCTGTGTTCGATTGGAAGTACTTGATGGTACAACCGACCGAGGATTTGCCAATTGACCGTGAGGTCAAGAAGCATATCACGAAGATTTGCGGGCGTCTGCCCAAGAAACCTTCGAAGGTAAGAGTCGGACATTTCGTGTCCGCCTCTTCCTCACTTGGCGCGACTCGCTCGGAAGGCGGTCGCACCAGGTTTATTAAGGACAAAGGTCTTACGACCCTTGCTCTTAATCACTGGGAGCATTACCTTAGACAAGGTATACTTCCTGTTCCGCTTGATGACCGATTACTCGATCAGCAAGCAGCAGCCATTGATGGTGACGGAAGTCATCCAAAAATGGTCGACGTCCGGGTCCTGGCAGTGCCAGAACTCGGATGTAAGTGCCGTGTCGTCACTATCAATGACGACCGGCAGATCGCGCATGCGCAAGCATGGCGCGAATCCCTCTTTCCTGAACTGATGTTCAAGGTAGGGGGAATGCCTACCTCCCAGTCCCTAAAGGACGAGGAGATGGCTGAGATTCACTTTAGCTTTCCAGCTACAGATGAACCTCTGTTCGTATTCTCTGCTGATTTCAGCAAAGCTACGGACATGCTCACGCACACAGCCATCCGCTATGTGTGTAAGCTTCTGACTATTCCCGAAGAATTACTTCTCGGGCAGTCAGTCATGGGGAAGCCTCTTTCCAGAGGTACCCTCATGGGGATGCCACTAGGATGGACAGTAATGTCCCTAGTGCATCTAGCATGCGCGCGGAGTGTAGACTCCCACGGATGCTTTCGGATCAGAGGTGATGATAACATCGCCTATTGGTCCGCTCGGCAGATTTCTCTCTTCAAGGAGAGGTCCGCCGCTGTGGGACTAGTTGTCAATGACAAGACAATAGTCTCACGGGATAGAGGCGTCTTTTGTGAAGGCGACTATATCCTCGTTCACCGAGGTTCTCGTAAGAAAACCCCGGCGAAAGGCCCGAGTTACCGCGCACGACGCGTGGTTCTCAGGCGTCTGCCAACGTTCTCGCTGAGAGCGCTGGTAGAAGATGCGATTGCTCCGTTATCGGAGCAACGACGCATGATCGCTAGAGGTGTCAATCCTGATACCTATAGCGAGTGCCAGCAAGTAGCCCATAAAGGCTACATTGAGCTGGCTGGAAAGATGGGCATAAATCCATATGCTCCAACTTTCATCGGTGGTCTTGGTATTCTTACGAAACCAGACCATCGCCTGGATAGCGCTTCAGCAAGACTGCTGAACGCTGTCCACAACGGCATTAGGATCAATCACGGTCCTTCTGCCGGTGCGTTCGGATCCTTCCAGCGGAAGACGTCCGAACTTCTGTCTAGCGTACCTTACAGGGCACGCCAGGACAGTGAACCCGAGGTCGACCCAAAAGTCGATCTGCGAGTTCCTATCGCTGCACGGATGATTGCCGATGCAGCGATACTCGACGCTTCTGTGGGATTACTCCCAAGAAGCGCCGCTAGTCGTCCTACACCTGGAAGGGTGTGTCGCGACTTACGCAGGTACAAGGCTTACGCCTTGAAACTTGCGCCTAGCAAGGCACCGCACACTACTGTGGGTACCGCGCTTTCGGTCTATGATAGGCTTACGCCCATCAAGGCCGATCAGGATCGTCTGTTCCTAAAAGCAGACGTCCTGTTGCCACCGTCGAAGGAGGAATCCGACGACGGAGGCGAAGCTGCACGATTCTTTGAAAAGTTTCGTGCGGCTCGTGCTTCGCAAGGATAATCAGCCCTTGCATCTGCACAGATGGTGTACTTCAGCACCACAACAAAATGAAGACCTGCCGGTCCACACTCTGCCGACTATTGAGTCACAGGGAGGTGTGATCAACAGCCAATGAC